ATTTACAAATATATTTTAATAAATTTAAAAATATAGATTTCAATATAGATGATTGGGATGAATTATATTTATCTGAAAAATCCAATTTAGAATTAAAATTTCACCAATCTCTTATTGTTAATAAAACCATTGATTTAATAAATTCAAAATCGGGAAATAATAATTTTTTATGGGGCTGTAAATGTAGAAGTGGTAAAACATTTATGGCCGGCGGTATAATAACTAAATTATATACTAATGGCCAAATTCAAAATAAAGACCAAAGTCAAAGCAAAGACCAAAGTCAAAGCAAAGACCAAAACCACGGCCAAAAAATAAATGTTTTAATTATTACTCCGGCGCCCTCTGAAACAATTACTCAATTTACAAATGATTTATTTTATAAATATAAAAATTTTAATAATTTTGAAATTCATAATATTAAATCAACCACGTCTTTATCACAAATAAAAACAAATATAAAACCAAATAATATTTTTTTATTTTCTAAACAATTATTACAAAATTATATAAATGATAATACTATATTAGAAATTAAAAACACAAATATTAATATTATTATATTTGATGAAAATCATTTTGGCGGAACAACAGATATATCTAAAAAGATTGTTGATTCTTATTCAAATAAAAATACAATAAAAATATTTTTAACAGCAACTTATAATAAACCTGTTAAAGAATGGGGAATATCTGAGGAATGCCAAATGTTTTGGGATATTGAAGATGAACAATTTTGTAAAAATTTAAATGAAGACTCAATTATAAAATTAAAAGAAAAACACGGCGAAAAATATGTTTTAAATGAATTAAATATATATAACAAAGAGGATATTATTAATACATATAAAAAAATGCCTAATTTACACTTAATTACAACTATGTTTGATAATGAAAGATATAATGAAATTAAAAATAACATAAAAGAAAGTTGTTATGGATTTAGTTTTGAGGCATTATTTAGTATAAATAAAGATACAAAAAGGTTTGAATATAATGATGAAATTAAAACTATATTAAGATATATTAGTGGGTCACAAAAAGAACAAGATTTTAAAAATGGGGATTTATCAATATTTAATAGATTAAAAAGTTATGATACTCGTCAAATATTTACTCAATTATGGTTTTTACCCCCTGATAATATTAATATAATATCTAAAAATTTAACTAAAATAATAATGGAAGATAAAATCTTAAAACATTATAATGTTATGTGTATCAATAGAATGGAAAATAAAGCAAAGGATATTAAAGATGAAATTAATAAAATGGAACATATTACAAAAGAAGAAGGAAAACGTGGATTAATATTATTAGCCGGAAATATGTTATCACTTGGTATTACATTAGAAAAATGCGATTTAGTTATTTTAATGAATAGCACTCTATCCTCGGATAAAATCATACAACAAATGTATAGATGTATGTCAGAAGGCGATAATAAAAAATATGGATTTGTTATTGATTTAAATATTAGTAGAGTATTAGATACATTTGTTAATTATAATATCTATAAAAATAATTTATCAAAAGAAGATAAAGTTAAATATATAATTTCTAATAATTTAATTAATATTGATACCGATTTATTTGTGAATGAACCAATTAATTCTAATACTGTTATAAAAACAATTATGGATTATTGGAAAAATGACCCACTAAAATGTTCAAAATTATTATTTGAAAGAATAAAAAATATTATTATAACATTTGATAATGATACACAAAAAAAAATTAATAATTTTTTTAGTGGAAATATGCCTTCTGGAAATTATAAAGTTAAAATAAATATAAATAGTTCGCAAAAATTACCAACTGGTAATCACAAAATTAAAGTTTCTGATGGCACAGATGGCAAGGATAGCACAGATGGCACTAATGAAAAAGAAATAGAAATAAATTTCGCCAAAGATATTTTACCATTAATTATAGCATTAAGTTGTATGTTAACAATTAAAACTAATAATACAGATTTTGTTAAAATATTAAATGATATAAAAACAGATAAAAGATTATTAGATATATTTGATGACCAATGTAATATATGGTGGAAAAAAAACCAAAATTTAATTGATTTTATTACTGAATTAGTTGAAAAAGGTATTGATAAAAATTCAGATATTTTTGATTGTTGTATTCAAATAAAATTAAAACTTAAAGAAATGTTGGATGAACCAATTAAATTATTAAATTTATTAAATGAATGTTTAAAACCAAAAATTATTGAAAAGCGGAATTTTGGAGAGGTTTTTACTCCTGTTAAATTTATTAACGAATCAATGTTACAAGATATTGAAAATTATTATTGTAATAAAACTGGTAATAATATATGGGAAAATGAAAATATGAAATGGTTTGACCCCGCCGCCGGTATGGGTAATTATCCAATTTGTATTTATTATAAATTATTAGAGGGTTTATCTTATAAATTCCCTGATTTAAATGATAGAAAACGCCATATTATAGAAAATCAATTATATATGGGAGAATTAAATGTTAAAAATTGTTTTATTATTAAACAAATATTTAATATTAATAATGAATATAAATTAAACTTATATGAAGGCGACGCATTAGAAATAGATATAAAAAAAACATTCGGAATTAATAAATTTGATATAATTATTGGTAATCCGCCATATAATGAAGAATTTAATAATAATAGCGCAACGCCATTATATAATAAATTTATTGATTATTTTGTTGATAAATGTAATATATTAAGTTTTATTATCCCAAGTCGTTGGTTTGCAGGGGGCAAAGGATTAGATAAATTTAGAAAACAAATGTTAAATCGTAAAGATATTAATTTTATTAAACATATAAATAACGCAAGTAGTATATTTGGTAATTTTGTTGATATTAAAGGAGGGGTTAATTATTTTCTTATTGATAAAGATTATACCGGTTTATGTAGCTATAATAATACATTAATTGATTTAACTAAATATGATATTTTAGTGGAATCTAAATATTATGATATTATTGATAAATTAATGGCTTATAAATCTATTACTGATATTTATATTGGTAGATATTTTGGCGTTGAATCAAATGATAAAAGATTAATTGATAAAGATACAATTGATAAAGCAAAGCTTAATGATTATATTACTTGTTATGTTTCTCAACAAAAAGGAAATAAGAAATATATTGATAAAAAAACAATATTAAGAGATACTAATTTTTATAAAGTTATTACACCAATCGCAGCTCATTCAGGAAAAAGTGGTTTTGGAAATATTTTTATTGGTTTAATTGATGAAATACATACTGGTAGTTATAATTCATTTAAAACTAAAACATTAGATGAGGCTAAATCATTATTATCTTATTTAAATTGTAAATTGCCACATTTTATGTTAATGTTAAGAAAAATATCTTTAAATATTTCAGGCGATACTTGTAAATGGATTCCATTGCCTCCATTAGATAGAATATGGAATAATGACGATATTTATCAATATTTTAAATTAAATGCCGACGAAATTAAATTAATCAAAGAAACTCAAATTAAAGGCTATATATAGCCTATTTTTTAATCTTATTAAATTTATTTAATAAATTATATAATTGTAATTCTGTTGGCGAAGTATCCATTTTAACATAAATTTCGGTAATATATTCAATATATTTCTCTTTGTTGTGTAATCCAATATCATAATGTGTTAAAATATTTATAATTATTTGTAAAATATCAATAGGACTGTGGCCTTTTAATAATAATTCGTGTAATATTAAATATGATTCTTCTAATGTTGATATATTATTGGTTGCTAATATCATTTGTTTAATTTTAGAAAATGAGGGAATATTAAACATAATAAAAAAATTATCTAATGTTGGATTTGGAGAATATGAAAATAATTGTAAATAATTAATTGCGCATTTTATATCATTTTTGGAAAATATTGATATTACGTCTAATATTTCTTTTAATTGAGGATTAGATAATTTTAAATTAATATCTTTTTCTTTAATTTTTAATATATTATATAATACATTATAAATATGTTCATTAGTCATTTTCTCAATATTAAAAATTAATATTCTACTTTGTATTGGTTCAATTATTTTATTTTTAATATTTGCTAATAAAATAAATGCCGTTGTTTTATTATATTTTTCCATTATGTTTCTTAATGTGTGTTGTGAATCGTCGTCTAATTCCTCAAAATTATTAATTATAACTATTTTTTTCTTTATACATTTTTTTTGTGCGAATGATAATACGTCATAATTAGCCGTTTCTTTCTTTGTTGATTGTATTACCTCACGATTTTTATTCATATTTGAATCAATATACAATATATAATATTTATCTTCTTGATATTTTTCCGCTATCAAATTTGCTATTGTTTTTTTACCTGAACCATTTTCACCTATTAATATTAAATTCGGAATATCATTTGTATTTTCAATATATGAATTAATTATTTTTACAAAATATTCATTATTTGTATTAATATCTTCTAATTTTTTTGGTTTAAATTCGTCTATCCATTGACTCGTTGATTTTAACATATAATATATATTATTAAATATATATTATTATTAATTCAATTTATGTATATAATATTAATTAGGCTTATGTATTATGTATTATGTATTATTTATTCAACACTTGGCTTATAGCAATAAGTTAATTCTAAATTAGCTGTGCATTGTAATTCCATTGAAGTTTTATTTAATAATTCTAATCTAATAATATTGCCACTTGTATCTGAAGAACGCAATTCATATAATGCCGCTTGTGAGGAAGAACTATAATTTGTTTCATTTCCATCTAAGAAAGGTAATAATGCGCCTGTTGGGCCATTTCTTGTATACATTCTATTAAATGTTATTGTATTAATATGTGAGTTTTCTGCCGAACCAATACCTGTATTACCTGTTCCTAATTCAATATTACTTTGTATCACAAATTTACCATCAACAAATACTGTTCTATATCCCCCTGTAACTGGTTCTAATAATATTGAACCTGTTGCGCCTGTTGTGCCACTCATATTTAAATAAGCAACTTGTTTTTTAACAAATCCTGTATCCGTTGTTTCTGTTGGGCCTGTATATCCAACTCTATATTGTGGCCAAAAATATACTGCTTGACCACCTTCTGGGCCTGTTGGGCCTGTTGGGCCGGTTTCGCCTGTTGGGCCTGTTTCACCCGTTGGGCCGGTTTCACCTGTTGGGCCGGTTTCGCCTGTTGGGCCTGT